GCAACTTCTCCAGGAGCATGGAGTGAAGGCACAGTGGAACGGCATCAACCTGCTCGTGCTGGTCAGTCGCAATCGCAACGAGCAGCAACTCGATATAGGTGGCTTTGTGGATTCGCCGGATCTGAGCCTGCGTGTGCCAAAGCTCGCGTTTACCGCTGCCTTGCCGAAGCTCGGTGAACGCATGGAAGTGGATGGTGCGGTCTATCGCATCACACGCGTCAGCAGCCATCCGCGATCTCCACTACTCACCCTTAGCCTTTCCTCCGCCGATGAGTGACGTTCGTATCACAGCCAAACTCGATGGCACGGCGGATGTGGTGCGTTTGCTGCGACGTCATCCAGAAAAAATTGGCCGCACGGTGGAATCTCTCGTGAAGCAGGAGGCACGTGGGCTATCGGTGGAACTTGCCCGCAACACTCGCCCGTTCGGGTTTTCAGATAGAGCTCGCAAGATCGGTGAGGATGCTGTGGCCAGAGACATCGCCGGTGTATTTGCGTTACCATCCGATGCCTACGAGGAACTGCGCAAGTCTGACCCGCAGTCAGCCGATCGATATTGGGCAAACATCCAGAATCGACGATTCAAACGTGCCGAAAACAATCTTCGACAATCGAGTAGCGGATGGAATGACCTTGCCGTGGGACGTCTTGATCCAAACCTGCATCAGTGGGGACAACTCGGTGGTGAGAAGCCGAAGCAAGTGGTCACCAGCCCCAAGGCACGCGAGACATACATCACCAAGATCCAGAAGCGCGTCGGCTTTGCCAAAGGCTCGTGGATCAATGCGGGCAAATCGATTGGTGGTAGGATTCGAGGAGCAGTGCAGTGGGCGACTCGTCACAAGCAGGCTCCGGGCACTGCGGTGATCAAGACCGGCGACAAGGCATCGGTTACGCTGGTGAACAAGCTCGACTACATCGATGACGTGACCACTTACAAGACCGTCAGCCTAGCATTGGAAGTGGCAGCGGGACGACTGCGCAAAGCACTCGCCACCTCGCTACGCAAAATCAATGAACGCACGAATCGAGCACTGGGTCGTCGTGCCGGTTGACGCGCATACAACGGCCAAGATGCCCAACTTGATCGAAGACCGCTTATCGTCATTGCTGGCCGAGTGGATGACTAGTCACCGCCCTACGGAAATCCCCGAGTCCGTGCCATTCCATGTCGCACGCCGTGACGACATCCGCACGCGACCCTGCGTGGTTCTCAACCCCACGGAATCCAAGCCCATCCCCGGCATGCCACACACCGCTCGCGTGAAACTGGACGTGCACTTGTTTTCCCAAGTGGATGATACCTCAGCCGAGGATCACGCACTGTGGGCGGGCAAGCTGGTATTGCTCATGCGCGACAAGGCAACCATGCAACAGGAACTCGATTCCGAATCGTTTTGCCTTCATGACCTGATCGAGCGCGAGAGTGTGACCACGCCCGACGAATCTCGTGGTCGGGAAACCGTGCTGAGCTACGAAGCCGTGGTCTCTGCCGTGTGATGCAGTTGACATCGCGACAGCAGCAAATGTCTGCGACTTTCATCGGCACTACTGGCAACTGGGGCATCCCGAACGATCAAGCGGGGATCCTCATCACCGACCTCTCCTTCGACTACTCCAACCAGGAAAAACCTGTGCTCAACAAGAGCGGAGAAATCATCGGCCTTTCGCTCTACCAGGAGAAAGTCGAAATCAAACTCTCGGGACTGGTGGCCAAGACCTCGTCTTTCAGTGGCAAGATCGGAGCTGCACTTGCTCTCGCCAATGCCATTCCCGCGCACCTGCAACAGACAGGCGGCATGACGGTTCTGATGCAAGTCAGCCGCAGTCTCAACAACGAGGACTTCGAAAAAATCGACCTCACCGCAACCCACTACCCATTCCTCGCCGCTGTTGGTGGTGCTTGATCCTAACCTCCACGAGATCCCTCTATGAACGCCGTATCGCATCTTTCCTCCACAGCTACCAGCAATACCTGTCTTGCCGCTGCATTGACGGCAGTGGGCATCCCGCTTGCCGAGAAGCCATTCGTTCGTGTCGTTGGCGATGGTATCCGTGGTGAGCGCACAGTCTGGTTCTTCGAGCCTCAAAGCCACTGCGGCAAATTTGATACCAAGGCACTCATCGAGGGATGGCACAATGACGCTTGGCATCTCGCCAACCCAGAGCATCCATTCGCCTACATCAAGTGCGCACTTCTCAATCGCGCGCGCCTGGTGGACAAGGTGAAACAGGACGTGCCACTCGCCTGCGTGAAACGCCGGGGCAAGATTGCCTTCATCCCACTCGATGCCTCACCCTCTGTGGAAGATTTTTACCTACGCCACCTCTAAAACCATGAACGATCCCGACCGCCAAAAACTACTCTCATCCGCCTTCCATGACGTTGAAACCATCGTCGGCGGCAATGCCATGCGCCCGCTATCGCTGGCCAGTTACGATGTGCTTCTCAGAACCGGCAACCCACTGGTAAAAGGCGAAACGCCCACAGACGGCACGCCGGAATTCACCTCGGCAATCATGGGCTTTGTGTTCACCCACTGCGCCCCGTGGCCAGAAGTAGTGCGTGCATCGTTTCACGACCAAGGATTCCGAGAAGCCGTGCTGATTTTCTGCGGAGGACTCACTCCAGCGGATTTCCAAATCGCCTTCAAACGACTGGAAGAGCAAAGCCGTGAACTGGAGGCGGCGCAGGTAGAAACCGTGGGAGACCTCGGCGGAAAAAAGCTCCTCCCTGCGACGAACCCGGCTTCCTAGCCGCACAGGTATTCGCCGTCGCAGCAGAGACTGGGTGGAGCGAGGAACGGATCATGTTCATGCCACTGGCTCGACTAACGCAGTATCAGCACTGCCTGCTGCGGAGGAATGGAGTGAGGACGGAGTGGAGCAACAAAGGTGGAATGGGAACCGCGACCGATCAATGGAACGCGATTAAGCAGGCATGGTCGTTACACGGCCAATTGCAACCCTGTGAAAACTGATAAAACTTTACAGTCACTCGTAAATTTTTCATTATACGCCCGTGAATTTATCCTCCACTCTCATCAATCGCCTCACTGCGCTCAAGTCATTGTTAGATCTCGGTGACGTAGAGCTCGTTTTAGTGGCTTCCTCACGCCTCGACGAGCATCAGCAGGAGCCAGCCATCTGTGAAATCCAAGCAGCGCTGGGAGATCATCGCTATGCAGATGCCGCGCGAATGATTGAGAAGATGCTATCAGACGGGACACGATTGGCTCAATGGATCGATCCAGAAATCGCCCTGCTCGAAGCGGAGTATGAATTGCTTTCCACGGAGCTCACCGATCTGGAAGTAGAGCAGGCAGAGTTGGGGCATCATCTGTCGCGCTATCAGGCAGCATTTCATGAGTCTCTTGGTGAGCGACTGGCAAGACTATTGAAGTTGCGAATGCGCAAACTGCTGCGAGAAAGCAAAAGCAAACCAGAGAAGAAATTCTCCTACGAACAAGCCAAAAAGGACTTCGAGGATTTCGAGCAGGAACAAGAGACACGTCGGGAAAAGGACGCGCGCACGGCGTGGAATTTATCCGAGGAAGAACGAAAAGAGCTGAAACGTCTTTACCGCCAAGGCTCGAAACTCTGTCACCCGGATTTGGTGGCGGCTGAGCATAAGGAACCGGCAGCGCGCATGTTCATGGAATTGCGCAAGGCCTATGATGAGGGCGACCTCTCGCGCATCCGTCACTTGGTCGAACGCTGCGAGGCCGGGCTCTTTGATTCGATCCAAAGCGACGGCGATCAATCAGAGCGTAAGAAGCAGCGTCTGCGTGCGCAAATCGCTGGTATCCGAGAAGCGCTGGATCGTGTGCGACAGGACATCCAGACAATCCAAGAATCCAATACCTATCAAGTGATGATGCAACATTCTGATTGGGGGACATTATTTTCTCAGCAGGCACAGCTCTTGGATCAGGAAATCGAGCATTTGAACCAAGAACTTGAAAAGGAGAACGAAGATGGCATCTGAGGAAAACGAAAACAAGCTCATCATCAGCAACACCGGTGGACTGATACGCCGCATGGATCACCAACTAGAGTTGATGAATCGTGTGCTAGGGGAAATCGCCGAGCGTAAAACCGAGATCATCCAAACAACGCCGTCATTCATCGGTATGCGGGCTGGTGAGGAACGCGAATGGGAAATCGCCCCGGGAGTGAAGATGACATTTTGCTGGTGTCCTCCAGGAGAGTTTCTCATGGGGAGTCCAGAAACGGAGCAAGATCGATTTGCTGATGAAGATCAAGTTCACGTTTCTTTGACCAAAGGATTCTGGATGGCAAAAACGCAGGTCACACAAAAACAGTGGACTGCGATCATGAACAGCAATCCAAGTGAATTCATAGGCGACAATCTACCAGTTGAACAAGTGAGCTGGAATGATGCCCAAGATTTTTTAGCGAAGCTGAATGCGAAAATAGGTAATACTGATGGAGGAAAGATGATGTTGCCGACGGAAGCGCAGTGGGAGTATGCCTGTCGCGCCGGTGAATTAGGCCCATTCTCGGGAGGCACGATTGATCAAGTAGCGTGGTATTATGACAACAGCGGATTCGAAACGCCTCCAGTGGGCATGAAGAAGTCGAACGCATGGGGGCTTCATGATATGCATGGGAACGTGTGGGAGTGGTGCGCTGATTGGTATGATTACAATCTGCTAGGTGGCGTTGATCCTAGTGGGCCTGCTTCGGGCTCGTCCCGGGTGTTCCGGGGCGGCAGCTGGGGCAGCCTCGCGAGCGGCTGCCGCGCCGCGGGCCGCGGCCTCAATGCCCCGTCGGACGCGTACTACTACTACGGGTTCCGTGTGGCTCGCAGTTCAGTCCCCTAGCACAGCAGTAGCGGAGCGAACGGAACGGAGTAGCCAAGCGAGGGACGAGCGCAGGCAACGCAGTGAAGGGAGTGAAGCGGAGAGGCTTTCCCGCGAAGCTGGGTGATTTTTATGCACCAGTTGACTCCACCCCAAGCGCATGAGCGCACTCACCGTCACCCTTGGAGCCGACATCACTGCCTTGCGTCGATCGATGGCGGGTGCCACGGCCATGGTCTCTGCATCTGCCAAGAAAATGGCAAGTCTCACAGCCGCAGGGCTCAAGGTCGGTCTCGGTGCGGCACTCGCTGGTGGTGGCGTGGCATTGGCCGCTGGCATGAAGGCGGTCACTTCCGCTGCCGACTTCGAACAAACCAAAGTCGCCTTCACCACCCTCATCGGTGATGCTGCCAAAGCCGAGCAAACCCTCGCGCAACTGCGTGAACTTGGGGCAAAGACCCCATTCGAGTTTCCTGAACTCGCCGATGCCGGCCGTAAGCTCATCGCCTTTGGAGAAGGTTCCGACACGGTTGCCGCAACCCTCGCTCGCATTGGCGACGTATCAGCAGGCGTGCAGGCACCAGTCAACGAAATCGCCGAACTCTATGGCAAAGCGCGGGTCCAGGGACGTTTGTTTGCCGAGGACATCAACCAGCTCACGGGTCGAGGCATTCCGATCATCGGAGAACTCGCGAAGCAATTCGGGGTGTCGGACTCCGAGGTGAAAAAGCTCGTTGAGTCCGGCAAGGTCGGATTCCCCAACATCGAGCGGGCCTTCATCGATATGACTTCGCAAGGCGGCAAGTTCACTGGCATGATGGAGGCGCAGAGCAAAACCACCAACGGACTGTTCTCCACCCTCAAAGACACCATCAACGAGGTATTCCTCACTCTCGGCACGCCGATCAACGATGCCATTCGTCCCCTAGTGGAACAGGCCATCGCACTCGCTCAGAAACTCGCTCCCTTAGCTGCGCAGGCAGGAACCAAAATCCGCGATGCTGTGCAGTATGTGATTGCCATCTTCAAGAGCAGGCAATTCCTCAACCTCGTCGGCTCAGGACTACAACTCGGATTTGCCCAAGGCGTGAACTTCCTCTGGGCCACCCTGCGTGCCACCATCGCCGCTGCTGGCCAATACATCGTCGAGATCTTCAAGACGGCCATCACCTACTTCCAGGTGCTGACCACCGCCGACTTCTGGAAAGGCATGGGCAATGCCCTCATTGGCATCTTTCTCATCGCCGTTGGATTCCTCCAAAAAGGACTTGCCGAAGCCCTCGAAATCGCCAGACCTCTCGCGGAACTTTTTGGCAAAGGAGAATCGATCAACTCCGCCCAGGGAGCTCTCAGGGAATCTGCCGACGTCCTCGATGCCGAAGCCGCTGCCCGCTACAGCGATGCCGGTGACCAACTCGGACCACTTGCGGCCAAGGTGGCAGAGAGGCTCAAGGAAGCAGGAGAAAACATCGTTGGACGCTTCGGTGAAACCTTTCGCAACACCGCTGAGGTGATCGATACCAGCGCCATGCGTGAGCGCATGAATGAGGTGATGGGAACCATCCGCGATGCCCTGCCCAAGCCCGAGGAAATCAAACAAGTCGCTCGTGCCACCACTCCAGGAAAATCCAACGTCCCCAATCCTCTGGCCCAAGCAAGCACCACGACAATGGATCCCATCGTCACCTCACTCGGCAAGGTCGGTGGTGGTGGCTATTCGTCTGGCACTCTCGATGCTCAGCGTGAGAACAACCGACTGACCAGCGAAACGAATCGGATTCTTCGTGCGATGAGCGAGCGAATCAAGCCAGGTGGTGGCGCATCCGTGACTGCCTTCGGTTGACGCCGTGCTCCGGCGTATATGCCGACACACGTTTCCATTCAACCCGGACGCCTCTATCCGCAGCCAGGCTACAGCGTTCAGGTCGATAAAGAGGGCAAGTGGACAGCCACGCAAGTTTTCCTGTGCCATCGGAATTCTGCGGTGCAGCTGATGCCACGCCCCAACACCATTCACCCAGAAATTGGATTCATCTCAGTCGCTCAATCAACCGTGAACTTCACCGAGGGCGACCTTGCGGAAATCACCTGCCACTATGCGGGAGCTGAGCCCAAGGAGGATGAAAAAGAGAATGCCGTCTATACCATGGGCCTTTCGCTCTCCGAGGAACCATTGCTGAGTCACAAACGCTACAAGGATCTTCCTGCCAAGGAACTGGAGGCGCTCCAGTTGATCCAGTCTGGCAAGGACAAGGACGACCAAGGAAACAAGCTGCGAGACAAGGTCGAAAGCCAGCGAGGCAAGGAGGCTCTGAAAAAGTTCGAGCGCGGCCAGACCAGTTACTACAGCCCGCGTGTGATTTGGAAGGAAAGCTGGGTGAGAAACAAGGAGGTGAAGGCAACGGAACTCAACAACATCGGCAAGATCGACGAACCACTCGGCCCGGTGCCGTCCTTAGCTTCTGGGCGCAACTGGTTGCTCAATGGCGTGACTCAGACGCAGGAAGGCAAAGCATTTCGCATCGAAATGGAATGGCTCGCCAGTGATCGTGGCGGATGGGACGCAGAAATTTACAACGATTGATTCTCATGCGCTTGCCACAGA